CGTCCTCCTTGTAGGTGGAACCGAAGCCGGTCTTGGTATAAGGATTGTCGTCCTCGTCATGTTCAGCATAGCCAGTGGTGACTCCGGAAGGTCCGGTCTCCTCACCAACTCCACCGTCGTACTCACCGCTGAGCATGTCCTTCTTGGACTTGGGAACGCCCATCTGACGATTGGCTTCCTCAGAGTGGTCCTCGGCGAAGTGACCCTGCTCCTTCACTTCCTGAGCGCGCTTCTTCAGAGCGGGAGGAAGTTCACGGTGATCAGCACCACCGGTCACACCAGAAGGACCGGTGATCTCTGCGGGCTCGTCGTCCTCGTCGGAGTCGAAGGCGCCGGGGGTGAGGGCTTTCTTGCTGGACTTGGGCTCGCCACGGTAGGATTCGCCGTGCTCCTCAGAGAACACGCCACCGGACTTCTTGCTCATTTCGTTCGGGCCACCCTCGAACTCACCAGACAGGATTTTCTTCTTGCCTTTCTCTGAGTAGACACCTTCCTTACCTGTCACCTCAGCAGGCTGGGGTTCAGCATGATCCATCACGGAACCAGGGATGCCGCCGCCATGCGACTTGGGCATCTTCTCGCCGCCTTTGATGTACATCACGCGGGCTTCCTTGGCTCCCTTGACGTTCTTCACCTTGGTGGCGAAGATCTCGTCATCGGGCATCTCCTCGGTCTCAGTGGGGACCTTGGTCTCACCGTCAGCACGGCCAGCGGGGTTGCTGCCGGAAGCGGTCTCTGCATCGTTGACGCCGTAATCCACGTCGTCATCGTACATGTCGTTGTTGTACATTTGGTCGCGACTCATTTCGTCGTACCTTCCTTCATCGTCGGGGTCAACATAACGACCGGTCTTGCGGCGGTCTTCTTCGATGGCATTGTTTTTGGCGGGAGGACGACCTGCGTCGTGCTGCTCTTTGCCAGTGGAGATCTTGTCACGACCAAAGGTCGATTTCTCTGGGGTGGTCTTTCCGGTCTTATAGCGATCGGCCTGCTGCTCGCCGCTCTTGGCGGTCTCGTAGCGGTCTTCGCCTACGCCACGGCCCTTAGGACCATGACTATCGTAAGAACCACCGCGGTTTTCAGCGTAGTTCACTTTGCCCGGCTCCATGCGGGGATTCCGCATCTTCGGGTTGTCGGCACTACGCTCTTCGTGATCAGTGTGCATTTCGTCCTCGTCTTCACGATAGACGTTCTCCACCACCTGAGACACTTGACCGTGCTTGGTGCTTTTCCTTTTACGGCTGATGCCTGCTTCTTCCATGTAATTAAAGTCCTCTTCTGGGAACTGGTCTTCAAGATCCGCAACAGACCGAGCGTTATCCCCACGACGAGGGCGTTCGGAAAAGTTTGCAGGGTTTGAGGGATTTTCGATTTCAGAGGCGTTTTCCTCTGCCTCAGCGGTCTCCGCGGAGGTGTCCTCCTCCGCCTGCTCTTCCTGTGTTCCCACAGCGTCCGCGACTGCGGCGCTCATCTCACTCCTAGCGAGGTCGAGTTTCTCTTTGAGCATTTCAAGAGGACTCAAATCACGAATGAGAGTGGGACCGAGGTCCTTATCAAACACAGCCATCGGGTCAAGTGCTACGGCAAAATCGTAGACTCCGACACGTTGGTCCCACTCGGCGAAGTTGAAAGGTTCGAGGCCCTTCACAGCTGGTGGAGCGGCACCGAGCAACGCCAGGTGGCGTGCGGTCCACTGACCGGGATGGGGATTGATTTGGGAATCGGGAGAGTAGAAAGAGATGGAACACTTGCGGTAGTGTCCGTCCTTAACCAGATCCTTGGCGACGTCAGTGAAGGCGACATTCGCGTACAGGTTATCACCCACACGCTCGAAGCCCTTGATCCACCCGTAGGATGGTAGGCTATCGGAGTCACCCTGATGTCCAAGCACCAGAGGTGCTTCGTGGATCATGGGGTCGTAAGATTTCACGACCTCGTCAAGGTCTTTTGTGCTGAAGCTTCGGGCCACACCCTGCGCCGACGTTTGGTCGCCGGCTTTGAAAACGTGGATACGTTTTTGGAACATGGCTCTGACTTAACAACGACGGTTTTATTGGGGGTGAAGAACTTTGACTCCCCTGGTGGTTTCCGTCGAAAAGATCTAAGGACTTTTACCCTTCCTCATCAGCCATTGTGACGGCCTCATCCTCCGTGATCTCCTCGTCACCAAAAGGTTTTTCGCCATCTTCGGAACCAAAGATCTTATCGTAGAGGTCACCGTCGGCTTCGGGATCGTAGGATTCGGGCGCGCCTTCAACTTCAGACTGCGGTGCCGCCGCCTGGAAATCCTCCTCCTCAGCGAGATCAACTTTGAAGTGGTTCGAGATCCACTCCTTTTTGGGCTTATAGCCGGACTGAATCAGGAGAGACACGTCAGCCATCGTGAGCTGCGACTCCTCGAGTCGGAACTGACGGCTGATCGTCGGCGCCTCAACGTTCACACCGAAATTCAGATCGACGATCCAACGGATCAGTGTGTCACTGAGAGTCTGTGAGATGAGCTGTGAGAGTTCCGAAGCGCGGACGACACGTACCATGTTCGCCACCTGGGAGGAGGCACGGCTTCCAGCTTCAGCCTCACCCGCCTCGTCCTCACCGCAGATGAGGAGGGAGATCTCCTTGTCGATGTACTCGATGAGGTTCATGAAGATGTCCGCTGAGCCCGATGGGTTCAGAAACTCCAGCTCGTAACCCTCGGGGAGAATCATCGCCGTTTCCTGACTCAGGTTCGACAGGTGATCATAGAGGGTGTCGATTTCAACGTTTGAGGCCGATAGTGGGGCTTTGGCGATCGCCGTCGGTGTGGCGTATCGGTCACCGTACAGCACGTAAGATTCAATAGCGCGGCGACGGAACTTAACAATCGGATACAAGATCCTACCGAGGCCTGTTCCATACGGATCACCAGTATGCGAGAGCCAGTAACGCTGGATGATGAATTTCCGCGCTGGCAATTCAATACCCTCAAACATGCGGTTGAAGGTCAACACACGCATGGTGAATCCGGTGTCGGCATTCTCCGACTCCTGGAACACGAAGCGGCGCTGGTCACGGATGCGGACGTCGAACGGGATGATGCCCTGCTTCGTCTTCTTCCACATCACCTCACCCACGGAGAAACCGCAGACGAGAGCTTCACCGAGACCCTTGTAGAGATCATCGACGTCGAGTGAGGATAGAGCCTCCTCAACGTAATCCTTCACGGCGAGATCACCAGGCTTCTCTGATGCTGGGGTCAGCAACCAATCACGTGCCGTGATCTCCTGCATCAGTTTCATGAACGACGCCTGGACCGACGAGTCCCACAGCAGTCGTTTGTAGATGACGAGGGCGCGATTGCCACCTTTCTGGATAATGAGGTCGTCGTCGGGACGGACGATGGTGTTGCCCTGTCCCGTGAATGGGGACGAACTCCCGAACATGTAGATGCTCGAGAGATTGTACGGGTCAGTGGTATATTTTGCGACTTCACCCGTGGGCACAGGTGGGATTTGGAAGCGCTTCGCCATCAGATGCTCAGAGTGAATGAAAGCGGAGGTTGAAGAACTCCGTTGACGTAGTAAGTGATAAGAATTCGATATAGGCCATTGTCTCCTTGGCTCCAATCACCGTTTACCGTAACCGACTCCACTTCGGGAACATTCTGCTCGATGGCGAGTTGAAACTGTGAGTTGATAAGCGCCGGCTTCAAAACTTCGAAGATGAAGTCGTCAGTGCCATAGCTCGCTCTCATCACCCTCTCGTACCACCGAGTCTCCACGACCGAGAGAACGTGCTGGCTTACAAGGTCAAAGTCGACTGACGTAGCCAGACCACCATTGGAGATGGTCAGTGGATATGTCAGCCCACGAATTTTTGGCTGAAGGGGATTGACGCTCATTTGCGATACCGTTTCGCCATCTCAAAGTTGATCTTCATCATACGGGAACGTTTCTCATTGTTCCCCATTTTTGTATTCGCCACTCGCTGGAGTTCCTCACGCAGAAGATTTAGTGGGAGTGTCGAGTATAGCATAGGTTCGAACAGCTCGGAGGCGGGTTCGATTTGAGTCTCGGGTTCCCTTTCATCGGACTCTTCAAGGATGCGGGCGCAGAGGGCGCCGAGTGAGACGCCCTCCTTTGCCGCACGTTGTTTGAGCTTCGAATGAAGGGAATCCTCGACGTTGAATAGAATTCGTTTCGCCATGGATTCCCTCATAATCAGATAGCGTTGTCTTGGCCGACGCCCAGTGCGTCGAGTTCGTTCTGCATGTTGCCGATGGCCACGCGGATGAGATCCACTTCGATACGCTCGAGAGTGGGCACAGGAACCACGAACACCTTGGCACGCACAATACCGGACTCGAGACCAGCGCTCGTCTGGATGCGCTCGTCGCAGATCACCTGGAAGGCATCACCGGGACGACGACCGAACAGTGCTCCGCGAACGTACAGCTCGTTAAGGATGCTGTTGCCGATGGAGATGATCTTGTTGTAAACGAGGCCGAAACCGTCGATCACGTTGAAGATCTGGCTGTCGAAAGCGCGACGCAGCGAACCGTACACCACGTTCATGATCACGCGAGTGTTCACGAACTGGAACAGGCGCTGTTCGGCGTCCTGCTGGTTGATGCGAGTACGGCCACCCCAGATGAACACGGTCGAACCGTATCCAGGCAGTGTGCGGCAGACATTGCAACCACGCGGGTTGAGAATGTCCTGCTGGGTGCTGTTGACCGGGATCTGAACAGCGGACACACCGTTGAGCGGGAACTTGACACCTGCGGGTGGGTACTGGAAGCCTTCAGAACGGTAGCGGCGGATGGCCACACCAGTGACGTATGGGCTCGGAGGAATCCACGCGCCGGAAGCGTTCTTCAGGTACGGACCGTAGTAGGCGATGAAGCCACGTGGGTTGTAGTACTGCTGGCTGTCATCCAGGA